AGAAGAAGAAGTAGTATTTCCTAACTGGTGTGTATGATCTGGAAGTGAACCAGGTCTTGCTTGCGTTACAACTATATCAGCACAGATAGAAGCATAAGGAGATTTGGGGTGGAACATAATACCTTTTTGCATCAAATCACCACAGTTTTTAAGACGAGCTAATTCAAAGTCTAATCTTTTATTTGCAACCAATTGAGTATTCATATCAATCTGTGCCTGTGCTGCTTCATGACATTGCTTCTGTAATTTTCTATTCAGTGGTATTGAAAGAGTAGCAGATAATCCTAAGTTGAAATTTTGGTTTGCCTTCATATCTGTACGCACTGGTTTCTGCCATACTTGTTCGCCAGGATTATCAGGTAAACCATCAGGACCATCTACATCAACGGTAATCTCCATAGGCACACCATCTTCCCACCATCTATCAGCAACACCATCACCATTTACGTCATATAGTGGATCGTTAGGATCACTTCTTCTTGTTGTATTATACCAAGACTCCCAAGGATAGTTCTTTACAGTGGTAAGTGTTTCTGTTGTTCTACCAGTAAAGTCTTGCATATTAAATTGAGGTTCATAATAGAAATCTTCCCAAGGATCTTTTCTACTATCAGCAAACTGTATATACGGTGTAGCATTAAACGTACTACCTTGACAACTAACACCACCACCATAGGTATTAGTCACGTATGGACCTTGTAATACCTGAATTGCCTGGTTGGTAACTGAGCCAGAACTATTAGCTATTGGATTTGCAGTTGCTGATACCCCACCAACACCTTGTGCTAGTGCGACGTTAGGACATAAAAGACTACTACAAGTTGCTATTGCGTAAATGTACTTGTTGTATCTGTTACGGATTCTATTATTGTATTTCTTTGAATTATTGTTTGATTCGTCATACCTGGTCCAGAATAGCTTTGTGTAAATTGGAAAGCTTGTCCTGGATCTGATATTGTAAAATGAGCTTGGTTTGAGAGATCTAATGAGTCGAAGGAACTTGTTACTGCTCCTGTGACTTCTCCTGTTCCGTCTGCTGTTGGATTCACCTGTACTGTTGAGGTGTTCACTGTTGGATTCAGTCTTTCTCCATTGTTCGAGATGCCTGAGCCAGTCACTGTGTATTCCCATCCTGTCCTATAATCAACTGAATTAATTGTCTCCGTCACATTGGAGGTTGTCTCCGTATGGCTAGTCATACTTCCCTGGGTGAAATTTGGCACCACGGGCACGGCGTATGCTGCTGTACCACTACTCATAAGTAGCAGTACACTAAGGAGTTTCTTCATTATATATAACCCCTATTAGCGAATGGTTATTTCAGACACAAACTGACCAGTAGCCGAAGTTCCAGCTCCACCAGCCGTTAAAGTCATCACACCTGATGAGGCGATTGTACCAGCTAAGTCTCCTTTAACACCACCAGATGATGTATAAACTGTGCCGTATGCTGGCATGTCTGCTACAACACCTGCGGTCACGTCAACACCACTACCGATAGCATTTACTACGTCTCCTTGATTCCAGGATTCACTAAAGCTGAAAGCCGAGCCCGCAGTGTTGATATCGTATGCACCAACGTCTAGGGTTGCAGCTGCTGTTGCTGTACCAGCAGTTAACTTACCAAAGTGAGCATCAGTAGCAACTTTAATGTTGTTACCACTTACAGCATAACTTGAACCTGTTCTGGTTCCACTTGTATAAGCCGCATCAACTTGTAATTGTGTTGATGTAGTTAGTCTATGAGTTAAATCAGCTTTCGCTTCTGGTGCTACCAACGCACCCGTCATCAATAACATTACAATAGGTAGAAATTTCTTCATTGATGAGTATTTCTAACACGTATCTTTATATAGCCAAGTTCTAACATATAGTAAATCTTAATATGTATCATAAAATACATGTTGACAAAAAAACTGTTCTGTACTATACTAATTTTGTTGAATCGACGGGTTTGACGGGGAGTGACTGAATAAACTTTCTGGCATATAGCTGGTTAAGGTGACGAGACACAGGTGGTGCTGCTACTCGCAAGAGTAGAATCGACTTACCAGTCGGGTCTCAGGCAAGGACGTAAAATTTACTACTGTAGTAATGCCCGTTCTTTGTTGGTAATACAGAAACCCAACCTCCCACCCCACTACTTTCCCGATTAGTTCAGTTGGTAGAACGGGTGACTGTTAATCACTATGTCGCTGGTTCGAGTCCAGCATCGGGAGTTTCATATATAATGGAAACTAATTTAAGACTATGAAGATTTTTCTGGATACTGCAGATACTGAAGCAATTAAAAATGGATACGAAACTGGATTGGTAGATGGAATTACTACCAATCCTTCTTTAATTAAGAAGAGTGGTAGAGATCCTGAAGAAGTGTATCAAGAACTAATTGACTTGGGTATTCCAGATATTAGTATGGAAGTTGTAGGTAATAAAGAGCAGATGCTTTGGGAGGGTCGTAGACTTGCTAATAAGTTTGGACAACATGCAACTATTAAAGTTCCTTGCACACCAGACGGATTGTATGTGTGTAGGCAGTTATCAAGATCATTAGTTAAAGTAAACGTAACACTTATATTCTCACCATCACAAGCAATACTTGCTGCTAAGGCAGGAGCAACATATGTTTCACCATTTGTGGGAAGAGTTGACGATAACTCATATGGTGGTCTATGTCTCATCAAAGATATTGCGAATGTATATGCGAAACAGAATTGGAAGTCAACTGAGATACTTGCTGCTTCTATCAGAAACGTAAGAGATGTAGGTAGAGCATTTGAGTATGGTGCTAACATATGCACTATACCAACAGGAGTATTTGATAAGATGTATAAGCATGTATTAACTGATGCTGGACTAGCACAGTTTGATAAGGACTGGCAAGAAGTTCAATCTCATGTCCATGCCTGATAAAATTGATACACAAGGACTGAGTGGTCCTGTTACAAAGGGATGTACCGATAATGTATATCCCCATGATGAAAATGGGGAACCAATTCTTCCTCGTGCAGTAATTACACCTCGTAGATTATTCACTCCTGAATATGTTAAGGAGATGAAGATACTTATCAATGAAGTTCTAAATGAACGTGAGTATCAAAGAAAATTAAGAATGGCATATGATAATCCTAAACCACCAGGAGTTTCATACTTTGATACGGAACATTTTAAACACTCCATAGACGAAGATGAACCCGAATATAAACCATAACTACAAGAACCCTTCTAAGACACAAGATCTTGGACACGTAGAGGCACAAGTTACTAAGGGTAAAAAGTATTATGACAAGGATGGGTGGGAAATCTCTCCACCTATAAGTGATAGAGAATGTATCTACCGTTGCTTAGAGAACTGTAAAAACCTTGCAGGTCTTGATAGGTTACAAGTTAGTAGATTGATGGATGATTTTAAAACAAAGAAAACCGAATTCGTAAGAAACGAGGAGTACCCAGTATTATGAGACTAGGTGTTATGTGTTCTGGTAACGGAACCAACTTCGAGAACATAGTTACCAATCCCGTATGTAATACAAATGAAGTTGTGTTGATGATACACAATACTAAACACTGTGGTGCTATTGCGAGAGCAGGAAAATGGGGTATTCCTCATGTAAGAGTTCCACATAAAGATGAAGAGAAGATGATAGAACTCTTCAAAGTATGGAGAGTTGATCTCATAGTTCTTGCAGGATATATGAGAGTAATTCAAAACCCATCTAAGTTTCCTGCTCCTATGATAAATATTCATCCATCATTACTTCCTAAGTATAAGGGATTACATGCGATTGAACAGGCACTAGATAGTGGTGATGAGGTTACTGGTGTCAGTGTGCATTATGTGAATGAGGAGTTAGATGGTGGAGAAATAATACTTCAACAAGAGGTTCCTATTCTACCTGATGATGATGTCGAATCATTGACAAAAGCAATTCAAAGAATAGAATATGGTATACTACCAGCAGCAATCGAACATGTTAAGCACCAGTTGCAAAAATAAAATAATAGACATTTGTTGTCGTATTATATCCACTGACGGTGAAGTTACACTAGAGGAAAGGATATGGATGCATAAATTATGCGAAGAAAATGAAAAAGCCAAACTATTGGCAGGTAACATTCTAGAATGGAAAATGCTTTTTTAAAACCATGAGAACACAAAACAAAGAAAATTATTATTATGTTTTTTGGGTGGTAGCAATGATTGCTTTTATAGCACCCCAAGTATTGACAGCAGTTGCATATCATAAAATTGCTGACTATTTAAATAATCAACCAGTAAAAGTTCAGGTAGTCAAATGAGATTTAAAGCACTAGTCTTTGTAAGGTTAAGAGGATCTGTATCAGATGCTGCTGGTAATGCGGTGATGAACAATACTAAAAGAATTGCTCCTAATCTTGAACCTCATTTGTTGAGGATAGGTAAAGTAATAGACTTTTGGTTTGATGCTGAGACTGAAGAGATAGCAAGAGAAGAGATGGATCTTCTATCTGATAGGATGCTTGCTAATACTGTTATAGAAGATTGGGAATATAAACTAGAAGAAACAGAAGAAACTGGTATAGGAAATATATCAAATGATAATGCTGGTACATCAAAACATTCAGCGTTCGGTTAACACTACACCAACTGTCACAAGCCCCCTTGATTTTTATATAACTATAATGTATTATAAATAATACTGATACAAAGGACTCGAAGAATCGTAACCCTGTGTAGATGTAAAAAGTTTCCCATGTCGGGGAAATTATCATCCGCAGGTTTTTTTATGCCTTGCGAGATACTTTTTAAAAAACATGTCAATCAAATCAACAATCGCTGCTGTTGCAGCATCCCCTTTCCTATTAGCTGGAGCCGCTTTTGCTGGTCCATATGTTAATATTGAAGCAAATGGTTCATATCCTGATGGAGATTACACAGGTGCTACTACTGATCTTGCAGTAGGTTTCGAGGGAACAACAGACGAAGGTAAGGTTGCTTACTACGTTCAAGGTGGTCCTTCATTCGTTCACACTGAGTCAACTGACGATACTGAGACTGAGTTCTCTGGTAAAGCAGGTGCTTCTGTAGCAGTTAACGAAGATCTATCTTTCTCTCC